TCGCCCTCAAAGATCTCGATAATGTCGCTGCTCGCCTCTCGGATGAAACGCATCTGCTCGGCAAACCGTTGGGCAAGGCCGGGCTCGACCTTGTCGGCCAAGACGGCGATAAAAGCGCTGAGGTCGAGTAGTTCTCGGGTTAGAACACGCACGTCATCCTCGAGTTCCATTACATAATCCTGTAGCTCACCGATAGCGCTCATCGGTCGCCGTCCTGCTGCTCCATCCGGCGCATGGCCTCGATGGTGCGGCGGAACTGCTCGAGCTCGTCCTCACGCTTGCGGCGCATCTCGAGCCAGCCGGTGACCAGCAGCAGGGTCAGTGCGATCAGGGACAGGGCGAAGATGAACGCCGCTGCCGCTTGGTAGTCGATGTTTGCCATGTGGTCTCTCCTGTTACCACTCGTAGTTGTTGATGGTCACCAGCTGGGCGAGCCAGGGCGACAAGGCGCGGATCACCTCCTCCTGCTCGTCCTCGTCCCACCGCGCCTCGAGGTGGGTCATGTGGACGACGTGGTGCAGAAGCTCGTGAAGGACGACCTCGCGCTGCCGCTGTCGGGTCAGGTCTGAGCGGACGCGGATGATGCCGGCGTCGAGGTCGGAGTCGCCGACGACGCCTTGCTCGGCAAGTTCGACGTCATCTATGCGCGACGCTTGCACGCACACGGTGTAATGGCCGAGGCTGAGGTGACGGTTAAAGTACTGCGAGGTCACGCCAGCCACCTCCTTCGCAGACGAACGTTAGCGTCCCGCACGCGGTCGTCGGCCCACCCTGCTCCTCGAACCAGCGGGAGCCGCCGTCGTTCGACGGGCAGCCCATGATCGTGCGGGGTCCGTCCTGCAGCAGCTGCAGGTGGTGATAGTGGCCGTAGACAAGAACGGTGGCGTCGCCTGCCGGATGCTGCGCGGCCATCTTGCCCTGCCACCAGTTGCGTGCCTTGGCCAGGGGTAGGCCGGAGCCGCCGAACTGGTGGCCGTGCGCCCACGTCACGATCGTGCCGCACACGTCGAGGGTGACGGTCATGTCCCCTTGGGGGATGACCCACGACAGGTGGCCGTATGCTTCGGGGTTGGCTTGCAGTATCTCGGCTGCCTGCTCGAACACCTCGAGGTCGGCGTTGTCGTCGAACGTCGTGTAGGACTTGCCGTTGCGCCGGTTCTCGCCGTGGTTGCCCGGTACTGCGGCGACGACGACCTTGGCCGGGTGGCGGGCCCAGTCGGCGAGCATGGTCACGAGCATCCGGCGGACGAGCTTGATCTGCTGGCGGCGGTCGAGCTCGACGCCGAACGTCTGCTGGGCGTAGTGGCCGTCGCACGCCTCGACCATGTCGCCCATGCCGACGACGTACAGGTGCGACACGGGCCGGCCTGCCCTAGCAAGTTCGCGCAGGCGTGCCGGAACCTTCGCCTTCACGTCGAGCAGCCGTTCGATAAGGGCCTCGTAACCGCCGTGGTCGGGCTTGCCGGCCTGCCAGTCGGCCAAGCACACGACGAGGGCGCGCTCCTCGAGCACGTCGGTCGGGGCCTTGGGCCGGCGCCGCTTGATCTCCTTGATGAGCGCTTCGACGTCGGGCTTCTCGTGGCCGGACGCTGGCCGGACGACCGCCCGGTAGTAGAACAGGCGCTTCTCGTGGTTGTCCCACGAGCGGACCTGTACCGGCTGTGACTCGTCGACTTCCCACGCCTTCGGGTCGAGGCCGAGGTTCCACAGGATGTGTGACCAGTCCTGCGGCGGGGTCGACACGTCCGTGACCGTGGTGATCGTGCCGGCGGCGGTGTCGATGCCGGGCTCCCATCCCTTCGGGTGGGCGCGCACAGGACGGCGTGCGTCCTCGATGTCGCGCTGGGTGTCGAGGAACTCAGTCGACATAGCGGCGCCGGAAGTGTCCGACCTGCTGGTACGAGACGTCGTGGCCCCACCGCTTCAGCACCGTGCTGATCGTCTGATGACTGATCTCGCGGTTGTGAAGCGCCCGGTCAAGCGAGTCGCGACGTTCGTCGTCGAGCAGCGGGATTATCCGGTCCCACCATCCGGGATAGCCGTGCTTCTGCTCTGACTGCACCTGCTCAAACTCATCCACGAGGCCTCCCCAGGTCTCAGACGCTGGGAGTATTACCCCCCGGACGGCGGGAGTCAACGATGACCGACAGAAGGGTCCGCAGGGCGCTGATCTCGGCGTGCAGGTTGCGGTTCTCCCGCTCGAGCTGCGACAGCTTCTCGTCCATCTTCGTGAGCCGTGCGGACATCCGCCAGGCGGCTGCGCCGATGGTCGCGAGCGGTGCTACGTAGGCGAGGACCATCTCGAGCTCAGTCATCGCCGCATCCCCTTCGCGAGCAGGTCGGTCCACTCGCGGTGGCTCAGCGCATCAAGGTTCTCGGGCTCGTCGTCCGGCTGGCCCGGGACAGGGCCGGACGAGAGGCCTGCGGCGAGGCCGTTGATCGTGGGCATGACGGCGTACAGGTTGCGTCCGGGGCAGGCGGTCTCGCCGACCTCACGGTGCGCCGTGTACGCGGACGGGCCCCAGGTGCCGCCGTGCCAGTCGGCGAACTCGGCGAGGTCGTCGATGGCGTGCGGTGGGAGCGGGTCGACGTCGTAGTTGCCGAGGACGCAGATCGCGTGGCCCTGCTGGTTGTAGCCGCGCGTGTGGGCGCCGGCGGTTGCCCATGGGCGTCCGAGGTAGAACTTGCGGTCACGCGGGCTGTACAGCGCCTGGTAGGCGATGTCGCGCCAGCCCCGGGTCTCCTTGTGAAACGCTTGGATGCCGCGCACGACCTCAGGCCCACCGTCCCTGCCTGCCGAGTGGTGCAGGAACAGGTACCGGACGGGTGCTGCGATGTCCTTGGCCCTGCCGGCGGCGAGCTGCGCGCCCCAGTCGATACGGTGGACGAAATCCATTACTCGGCCTTGCGTCGCCGGTTGGCGAGTGCGGCCTCCTTGAGCGGCACGATCGCAGCGGCCACGCCTGCCGCGACTGCGGACAGGAGTGCGGCGCCCTCGACGGCGAACGCGTAGGTGCCGGCGAGCACGCCGATGAACGCCTCGATGAACGTCCAGAACGTCCGGTGGGCTGTGTCGTACCAGTCGAGCATTATGGGGCCTCCGGCCAGACGACCGCGTCGGGGTCGTCGAACGTCTGCGGGATGTCGCGCAGCTGCTGACGGTACGCGGCCCAGGCGGCGGGGTCGACGGGGGCGTCGGCGACCTGCGTCCAGTCGGAGGCGGTGAGGAGACGGTCCCGCTCGTCGCGGACGGCAGCCCACTTGCGGGCGTCACGCACAGCAGGCCACGCCTCGTCAAGCGTCGCAGCATCAGGCTTCGAATCCGCGTTCGACTCGTCCCACGTCAGCGTCCGAAGGTCGTTGTTCGTCAGCCCCCACAGCGCGTCAGGATGAAGGGCGGTCAGGACGGCGGCGTAATCAGTCATACCTTCACCTCCTGAATGACGAAGCCAGACGTTGCTCGCGGGCGGTCTGCCAAGTCGTTATCGGTCTCGTCGCGGTTGATGTAGAGCGTGTGTGTTGAGTTTTCGATGTTGATGGCTCGAAGGGTGTAGGTGTGGGAGGAGGTATCTCCGGGCGCGTATACGTAGGTGAAAGACGGCATCGTGACGGTGACAACGGCGGACCCGCCGACGTTTCCACCTGCGGTCAACTGCGTTCTGTTGCCGGCGGCCGTTCCGATGTTCACGAGTGTTCCGTCTACCGCCATACCGATACCGACGCGGCCGTCTTGCGTTGATGACGCCGCAGCTCCGAAGTAACCGGACACGATAAGTTTGTTCGACGAGTCTGCGAGCGTGTGCGTGATGCTGAGGTCCGTCACGGCGAAGTTCGCGCTTCCGCCGGTGGAGTTGGTTTGTGTGCCTGTGAACAGGGCGTGCTTGACCGCAACCAGCCCGCCAGCAGCGTCGAGGCCGGCGTCGATGGCGTTCGCAAGCGCGAGCGAGTCGGCAGGCCAGTCCGAGACAAGGTCGGCAGCCTCGACGTACGGGATGTTCCAGGGTGCGCCAGTGTCGGGCATCGGGGTCTCCTAGGCGTTCTGCCACTGCAGCGTAGCGTTTGTGTTGCCCCAGGTCAGGGCGGCCGGAACGTCGGCCCAGCGTGTGTTGTAGATCGAGAACCGCTCG